CGCTACCGGGGTTGGTAATCCCAATCGCGGTAATGCAGCCAACCGTAATGAGATTGGTCCCATCCCATGTGTAATAACCTTTTTCAGGGTCAGCAATGGTGACTCTTTCGTCTTTCCATTGATTGGAAATTACCCCTGTAGAGGAGAATGTCCCTGAATTGGCTACGGTGACAACCGTGTTTGACCCGACATTATACGCTTGGCAACCGCCGTTTTTCTCAAAAGCAAGGACATAATCTTTGTTGTTGATATTCGCGCTGCTCAAGGTCGTAACGGTGTTTGCCCAAGTTATTCCAACATTTGAGTAAGTCGGAATGACTTTAAGGTTACCAAACCCAATAGGTTGGATGTTTTCAATCCAAGAAAACTCTTCGTCGGCAATAGCCGTGCGATTGGCTTTGGTGTTAAGCGACTTAAACGCTTTAACAACCTGATAGCTTTTCTTTTGTTCTGGGGACTGAGCCATTATTGCCCCGAAGCGTAAGCGTTGGGTATCCTACGAGTGAACTGCGTCGATAGGACGTTGGCTACGAGCTTTTGGTACTCGCCTTTGAAGATTTCGCTCTCGCCGTAGCTCTGCTCGTAATACTTTGCCAAATGAGCGGCAAAGAATGGGACCGGCTGTTGGAACGGGTCAACAATGTCGAGGTCAGGGTCAGAAAGATTGACAAGGTCATCCGGCTGGACAACCGAATCCACTTCAATCGTGTAAACCTGATCTGGCGAAGGCCCAAGGTAGAACTTCTGCGGGCCATAATTTGAAAAGGCAATGGGGCGGTTGTAGTAGTTCTGCCAATAGCGAAGCTGGGCGTTGAACTGAGACCAAGGCAGGTAATTCAGCGGCCAGCGCGAATTGCCCCAATAAAGATTGATGTTGATGATGTCGAGGGTTTTCGCGCCCTTGGGCAAAGACGAATAATTATAGACTTCTTGATTTGTGACCGTGGCTGAAGTCTGAAGCTCACGCTTGCAACCCGTATCGCGCACAAGCTGATTACGGGCGGTATTGATATACGCAGTCAGGTCAGTATTTGACCAAAAATTCGCATTGGCATCATGCAGAAGCCGTCTGACTTGCGTGATGTAGTCCTGTAGAGTGGTCATTGCGGTTCCACATCATGCAGCCTGCGTCCCTTTCCCCTCTCCCTGTCTTGGAACAGAGAGAGGGGTCCGGTCTACCGTTGGGGACGTTTCTCGGTAGCCTTGGGGCCGGGTTTCGGTAATCTCAAACGTGTTGAGCTTAGCCATTGCACCCGGCAAGTCGTTAGCTGTTTTGATCCAGCCAAGTCGTACAAGCGCGTCTGATTTATCAATCAGGCCAAAACCAAAGTAATGCTGGGCAAGCGCCACAGGGACTTCGACGGGCTTTCGAGGAAGAAACTCATATTTCTTCCCATCCCACCCGCCGTCAATCTTTTCAGTACCTTTGTTTATGACCCAAACGCTAATCATCAGAATTGCACCACATCCCCGTAAACAGTGATCTGAACCGCAGAGTTGGCAACGGCGGTTGTAACCAAAACAAACAACGCATTGGCGTTATAAGACTTTGTTGCCGTGCCAGCAGCGAGAGTCAAATCCTGATAAGTCAACGCGCCGGTTACGTTACCAATGGTCTGCGCCGAGGCGATTGCATTGGAGGTATTTCCATCACTGGAAGTCAGGATGGAGACGTTGGCCGTAGCAATGTTAGGAACAGCACCGCCAGCCGTATTAGCCGGGTTTGAAACCGTAATACGGCGGACAATGATTGAACCAGTGGTGCCTGTCAGACCGCCACTAAGAATCGGCAATGTAACCACGGCATTACCCGTGGCTGCTAGAGATACGCCCTGTGCTGATGACAGAGCGTAATTGCCAAAGCTGATAGGGGTGTTCTGAGCAACGGCGTCAGATTGTGCCATGCGGACCCCCTATTAGCTGTTGAACGTGCCAGTAGCCGCCTGACCACCGTTCACACCATAAAGCGTGACCGTCTGGGTGCCAGTCGTTGCGTTGGCGCGCACATTGTAGCCGTCGCTTTCCAGCCAGCCAGCGGTGTTAGCTGCGTACCAAGTGGTCCAGCTATTCGCGCTGCCTGTGTAGGCGTTGACTTCAATGGTCACGTTCGCAGTTGCCGGGTAGATGTAAACACCCGCCGGGATGTATTTTGCGTTCAACATCGCGGTCGAGTTACCAGCGCCAACACTCGCGACCGTTTCGGTCTGGAATGTGCCGCCGGGGGTGTTCGCCGCGACGTTACCAAGGATAATTTTATTAAAACCACCAGCCATGTGACGATCTCCTTAGAGCGAGAGCGAGTTGTAGCCAGTCACCTTAGTCATCGACTTCGGCTTCGTGGAAACAAGCTCAGCAATGTTGATGACCGCGCCGACATAGCCAATCTGCCAATTGGGCAGGGTGCTTTCGAAGCCCGTGAACACAAACTGACCCTGCTCGTGGATATAGAGCGAGAGGTAGTTGGTGTTGAGGAGGTACAGCGTACCTTCTGGGCAATACGGGTCGGGATAGACCGGAACGCCAGCAACCATCAGGGCGCGGAACGCAGCCTGCGGGCCATTGGAGTCGCCATCGAAGCCGTGACCCGGCGTGATGACATACTGTTCCTGACCAACGTAATCCTGCGCCAGCAGCGTCCAAGTACCAAAGCCGCAGACGCCAAACGTCGGGACTTCAGCGCCGTTCTTCACAGTTCCAGAAATGTACTGGAGGACGTTCTGACGAGTCGGATTGACCGAGCCAGCAGCGTACTGCTTCGACTTCCACCAAGTGTAGGTCGAGCGGTTGATGTTGCCGTAAGTGGCAGTACCCGTGCCATCATCCACCGCAGCCGGGAGACCCGTAAACTGCTGGGTGTTTGTGGTGTTGGTGTAGAGGGCAGTCGCCATCGCATCCATCATCACGTTCGTCGCGTCGTTCATACGAGCTTCGATAAGTGGGATGATTGCGTGGTCCTGCTGCACTGCACCTTCCATGCCGAGGAACGGCACAGGGGCGATCATGAGCTTCAGGTTGAATTCGGCGTTATACGCACCCTGCTGAACGGCAGGCTGGGCAAACGAGCCAGAGTAATCAGACCATTGAGCATTGACGAACTGAGCGCCCTGCACCGGGACGGTGACGGACGAAACACCGCCCGTAGCCGTCTGGCTATTGGCGATGAGAGCCGCAAGAAGAGGCGTCGAGTTATAAATCTGGACGACCATCTTGGGGATAAACGCACGGCGTGTGACGTACGTTAGTTCGGCATACTGATTAGAGCCTGATGCGGGAACAATACCGCCACCAATAGGCATGTTAGCACCTCATGTTTGGTTAAATTTGCGCCTATCGTCCCCGTTTACAGTCAAAACCCGATAGGTCTCGGATTTCTCCGAATTTCTGTCAGAGCCTTGGCAGCTTCGTCTCGCGCAGCGCCAGCGGGATTAGACCAAAACTTCTTCAAGGTATGGCGAGCGCTGTCGTCCATAACATTCCTGCTAAAGGACGTCTGGGGCGTCGGCGTTGCCGCTTGCCTCATGTAGTTGTAGTAATCCGCCGCCGCTTCATGATTAGCAATGCTTTTTTCGAGCATTATCTTTTCAATTTCCACGATTTCTTCTTCTGATTTAGCCTTGCCGGTTTTAATGAGGTCGCGCCTACGACGATCCAAAGAATCGAGGGCGTCTCGTTCACGCAGCTTACCTTCAAGGTGGCTCACGCGCTCACTAGCATGGTCAAGGCGAGCCGCGACTTCATCTTTCAAGTCAATCGCGTCAATGTTCATCGAAGGACGAGCCTTCTTCGTAAGGCGCAAAAACGCCTCTCGCGTATCAGGATTATCGGCCAGTTCACGAGCAAGCTGAGCAAGCTCATCACGGGCTTCCGACGAAAGGTCTTCGAGAGACGCCATTTTATAGTCCCCTATGCGTTCTGGTTAGATGACTTTCTTACCGTCACCGGGCGGCACGATTTTGTACTGGTTCTTAGTGCCGGTCTTAGACGAGTTGGAAAGGCCACCAAGGTGCGCGAAACGCGGCGTATTGGTGATCTGACCATTCTGCTGCTGATCGGTAGTCGGGTTGCGGGGCGAAGACGCCTTGCGCGGCTTAAACAGGTCCATTTGCTCGCTCCTACATGGGCGGGGTCGGTCCACCGGGCGGCATACCCGGCGGCATTGCGGGAGGCGCACCAGCACCCGGCGCGGGCGGAGGTGCAGCAGGCATTGGGGGCGCACCACCGGGAGGCATACCGCCGCCCATCATTGCACCACCCATCGGAGGAGCGCCGCCGGGGGGCATACCGCCACCACCCGGCATCGAACCCGCCGCCTGCGGGAGATTTCCAAGCAACTGCATGATTTCAGCAGCTTGAAGTTCATCGGTGCGAGGCTTTTTCGCCCCAATGATAGAAGTAAGCGAGTTGAGCGCAGACATTAGCTTCCGGCCTTCCGGCGTCTCAGAGCCAATCTGCGGCAGGCAACGCTCAAGAAGGTCAAGCGCCATGCTCACGTTAATCATCGCGGCTTCGCGCTCGCCCGCTTTAGGTTCGGGCGTTGACATCGGGGCAGGCATCGGGGGGGCGCTGTCGGACAAAGAAGGAGCCGCACCATCCCCAGCACCGGGCTGGGAAGCGCTTGCCATCAACTGCATAATGTCCTGATCGGCCATGTAACACCCAAATTTTGCACAAGTTGCTGACAAACAGCATAGAAAGTCAAGCGGGGGAAAATTTTACGTCCGTCCCCCGTCAGACGTTAACTAGAAACGGGGCTAACCCGTTTATTAGTTACCGACGAGCCTTACGACCCTTGCGACCCTTACGCATTTTGCGTCTCCGTCATGAGAGGAATGGATTGGTGGAAAGCTAATGGAACCCTTGCGGGAACCAATTAGCGCTTGCCCTTGCGGCCCTTACGCTTAGCCATGTGTTGGCCTCCTGTTAGAGTGACTGTCCCCAAGTCGTTCAGTGGCGCTTGCCTCTGCGGCTGCGCTTCACGGATTTGTACATGGCTCACCTCACGGTTGCGCGACTGTTCCCACCTCTGTCCATACGCCTGAGCTTTTTATCGCCAAACGACCGGACAGGAGAAACACTTCGTTCAAGGTTCGCTGGTTTTTCCCTTCGTGTCAATTCCTTAGAATTAAAACGAGGCTGATCACCAGAATAAGATTGTTGGTTAGCCACTTTTAGCCTCCTTTTTAATCGGAGTTACGTTTCCGCCCTCCGGTTGGGGGGCTGACGATGCTTTCTTTAGCTTCTCTTTAAGCATCTGCTTCATGGGCGGGTCGATCAGGTCCAGCAGGCTTTCTTTGTCGATAGCGCCTGCTTTGAACAGATTAAACGCCATAGAGCGCGTATCTTCCATAAAGATCGGGCTGTTTGAGTGGGCATCCACCTTAACCATGTAATCCTTGGTAAATTGTTCAGCTATGAACTTCATACCGTCCGCATCTTTGTAGTGCGTAGGATCATAGGCTTGGATCAGCTTCATATAGAGCGTTGCCATCTTTTCGAGGGAAAGTTCTACCTGAAGGGCGCGGCGCTTGGCGCGAGAAGAGCCAAGACGCGCAAGCTGGGAGGCGTGACCGGCAGAGCGGACGCCGCTTTCGCCACGCCCAGACAGGACAGAGGAAATGCCAGAGGCTTCCTCGAACCAGTTGTCGATCTGTTTGATCTGCTCGTACAAGTCGGCGGGCATTTGCGGGGCAAGGCGATCAGCCTTGGCGTTTGGCA